GCATTGACGGTTTGCAGACAGGTAGGGCACACAGCCCCTAACCCGGTCAGTTTCTTCATGCTGGCATTAAGGGTTTGCAGTGATGCTTCCAGTACAGCGGCCTTGGTAGCCAGCCGTTGGCGTTCCTGGATCACCGCGTCAATTTCACCAACACGATCCTGAATTATTTTGGTCAGTCCCACCGACCTATTTTCGGCTGCTTTACGTCCGGCTTTAGCGAATTCAAGATCTTGTATGTGGCTCTTATGTTCAGTCCTAAGCTGTTTGATCTTCTTATCAAGCCCTTGTATTGTAATTCGCTGATCGTTGAAGAATGTAGCCTGCTGGGCCTCCAGCCCTTTACAATCTTCATCCACCGAAGAGATCCGTCCCATGAGAGATGCAAGCTTTCTCTCTTCAACTTCCTTTGCCTCAGCCAGTTCCTTAGCCAGTACATCTGCTGCCTTGCTTTTCTCCAGCCAGAAGTCCAGCTCCATGATTTGGCTGAACAAGGCCAGTTTGTCGGTGGGGCCACGGTCCAGGAAGGAGCTGCCGAATTGCGGCAGCATGACTGACAGGCTGAACTGCCCGGGGCTCAGCCGCAGGAGCTTGTCTATCTCTGTTTGCTCAACAATGGTATCGTTGATCGTGAGGGCATTGGGTGACTGGGAGCGGGTAATCACACCCTCAAACTGGCCTACGGCGACATGCACGCTGACGATGCAACTTTTCTTGCCCCGCGAGATCACGTCGCCGGCCTTTAGCCCGCGTGAGGTGTGCCCATACAGACACCAGTATATGGCCTCCAGCAGGGTGGACTTGCCCACCCCGTTGGCCTCGAGCCGTGGGTTGACTTCATTGCGCCCAGTGAGGTTGTAGAGCCCTGGCTCGGTCGGGAATGTGAATTTGTGCGTGCCGGCAAACGCCCTGAAGTTGGTCAGGTTAATATCTAGGATATCAAACATCTAGGAGTTCTAACCCAGCCCGTTTGATGTTGCTGGCCGTGTTCTCGGCTTTGCAAAACGCTGCCACCACCTCAGCCGGCGTTTTGGTGCGACTGGGCTCAACAGCTATACGTTCAATTCGTGAATTTGTGTTGACGATCAATTCAACGCCGAATACCTCAAGGCCCATTTCTTTGCAGGTGTCAAGGATTGCCTGTTTGTGGGTCTTCCATTCAACCGCTTCCTCGCGGGCAAGCTCAAGCCGCACCTTGACCTGATCGCCGGCCCTGGCTTTGCTGCGCTTCAACTCCTCAACGTCACGGACGTTGAGGACCCACTTGCGGGGGCACTCAAAGTGCAGGTCCTGGAGCTTCCCATTGTGCACCAGCAGGCATCTGGGCTCAAAATCATCACCAAAGCGCACGGTGTAGGGGGCGCCCACATACATCACGCCATTAGCAAGGCGCTGGGGGCGGTGAATGTCACCGGCCAGTACCACCCTACCCGGTGATTTTGTGCGTGCCAGTGGCCATTGTAAGCCCGACAAATGCCGGCCGCTTTCAGCTATGGCCCCTTCAAGCGTGGCGTGCAGCATCACCGTTGCTGCGTTGGTCGGGATCACCTTACAAGCTTCGTCAAATGCCGCCTGATTTGGTTGATGTGGGATCATCACCACACCCAGGTCTTTCAGATAGGTGGGTTTGGTCACAAACCTGAGCCCGTCAATGCAATTCAGAAAGCCAAAGAATGGGTTGTTGGGATCAATGAAGTCGTGGTTGCCTTTCAGGACATAAACTGGGGGCGCCAACTGGGTCAGCTCGTTGACAATGCGGTTGACCAAGGATGCTGAATGATTGTCCTTTTTGTCAGTGATGTCCCCCAAAATGAATGTAGCCGTTACCCCATGCTTCCGCTGTTGCTTGGCCAAGAAGCCAAATATACCAAATCTATGAGCATCTCTTGGCCTGTCGGTGAGGTGCAAATCCGACGACACAAGCCACCTCATGGGGTGGCTATCCGGGTCCAGTTGGCTTGGTAAGAGGTTGTGTAGCTGTGCCACGTGGTAGTTTCCCCTTCTGGATCCTCGGGTTTCCAAAGTGGTCGGCTTTCACTGCCTGCACGTATGCGAGGTGTGTACCAGCAGCCGGACGGGTGAGATGCGTTGAGTCGGTGGAGTTTGTACCCAGTGTATTGGGGGGCGGCTCGTAATCTTACGTATTGACTGACAGCAATCACAGCCTGGAAGGGTCTGTTCATGTGCAGCCCGACGCGCATGCAGAATTTTATGAATATGGGCTCTTTTTGGTGAGGCGGCACATACCCAATGGTGAACTCCCCCAGATCGGTCTTCTCAAAGTCCTCCCAGGTCAGGTTTGATATCAGCTGTTCAAGCTCGTCAATAGTCATCTTCCCACCTAACTTTTGACCATGGGAATAGCTTTGATGGCCGCTTCTTGCTTTCCCTCATCCAGTTTACACCACCGTCCTCGGATTTCCAAATATCACCAATAGCTACTTTTGCTTCTTCAATTGCTATCTTGTGTGCAATCTCTGCCTGCTTATGCGCAATCTCTGCCTGAGCCTGCATCATCTTTATTCGTGCGCCACTCGACAAACCAGAACCTAAACCCCCGAGTATACCTCCGCTTCCGAGATTCTGGGTTTGGGCAGCCTTCATCAACTCGTTCTGGATTTTGGCTTGGTCTGCCATGAATGGGCGCCATTTTGGCCAGTACGCCTGCTGCTGCGCGTCCATGTAGAGACACTCCGCCAGCCGATCGGGGTCGATTTTGTGAAGCTTCTTGTCATCATAGAACTCAGCTGAGCGCATACGCACAAACTGGCCGTCGGCAATGATAGCCTGGACCGGGCGGTTCATGTGAATGCCTATCCGCATGCAGAATAATTTGTTGCCGACCTGGATCTGGCCCAGTGGATCAGCTTCAAAGTGCTCCCACCTGAGGTCCTTTATGAGCGCTTCCAGCTCCTCAACTGGCAGGGTCATGTTTTGATCCCCCTAATGCGGGCATAGTGTGCCCTGATGTTCTCAGCAAATGCACTTGAAAACGCTTTCAGTGCAAGCACGGGGCGCCATCGCTTGCCCGTGAAGCTGCCTACTTCGGCCACCAATTGCTCGTACGGGCAGTTGTCAGGGTTATTGGCGTCCAGCACCTTCAACTCATAGTCAACATACTCAGGCGCTGCTCGCATTCTGACAAAGTGCCCATCGGCAATAATGGCCTGGGTGGGGCGCTGCAAGTGCAGGCCAATCCGCATCTTGAACTTGGTGCGCTTGAAGCTCCCGGCATGAATGTCAATCTGGCCTTTTGGGGCCTGCTCAAAGTCAGGGAACGAACGCTCCCCAAGTGCCTTTTCAAGTGCCGCTACTTCCTCGCTCATTTTCTATCTCCCAACATCATTAGGGCACCTTAGTGGCAGTCTTCAGAAACTCATCCAGCAACACAATACGCAGGTTCAGCTTTGGGGCGGTGATGATGGGGCGCACCCTCAGCAGCTTTGCCCCGTCCCTTGACAGGCATACGGTGGCAGGCTGCTGGTTCTGCTTCGCTACCATCAACGGCAACTTACCATAACGTTGTGCCTGCCGGCAGGCCTCCCTCCAAAATTTAACGAGGTTGCCCTTGCTGCTGAGCAACCCATAATATTGGAGATCACGGTACGTTTTGCATTCCATCAGAAACCTATTGGCAAATGCTTGCCCAATGGGATGGATGCACGTGATGTCGCCAGCCTGCTCTGCCAAGCGCTTACCCTTGGCATATGCTACGGTTGAGCGCCCCCCGCTCATTGCCGATCGCCAGAATACGTCCTCATGCTTGTTGTGGCTGACCCATAAGGACAGGGCTTTACACACCGATCTTTCAAAGGAGGCTCCCTTAGCCTTGCCCCCGCCCTTGCGCACTACGCTTCCTCACGTTTGATTTCAGCTTCTACGAATTCACAGAATTTGTCATCTAACGTAAAGCGCCCCATCCAATACCAATCAATGGCGGACTCAATGACTCGTCTCTCTGCCCCTGGTTTGTACCTGATGTGGTGCCGTAAGCGGAAGGTCAGTGTTATAGCATCCTCAATTAACTTAGACATCTTTTTTCTGGGCGGTCTCCATCCGTAACGCTTGCGTCGGAACATGGCTCACCCGTATTTGCTCCGCTTGGGCAAGAAGGTGGTCTCTATCTCGGCCCAAACCCGCTTGACCACACCCGCCACTTGTTGTTGCTCTCTATTATATTCGTCGAGTGTAAGGCCAGATGCATCACGGAGGTATTCTTTGACCTCACTAGCTTTGATGTTTGCCTCACCAAGTCGGCCCACCGATTGAAGCCACTTAATTGAGACACCCAGGTCTTCGACTCCGTAACCGAACACGAAACTGAAATCGCATTCTCGAAATGGAAGTCCAACCTTATTTTTCTTGATCTTGGCTCTGATCTCCACAGCATAAGGGCGCTCCACCTTGTTGATGGTCCGCTTGAGGGTTTTGATGTGTGCCAGCCACACCACCTGGGAGCTGTAGAAGTCAAGGGCGCGGCCACCTGAGCGTTTTTGCTTGTCGCCGTACAAGGCGCCAATATTGTCCCTGACCTGACTGATGACTAAGAGCAGCACCTGTGCCTGCTCCTGCTTACGGGCTGTTTTCCTGAAGAACTCACTCAGCTGTTTGGCCTTGGCCATGCCATAGCTGGCCTCACCCACTTCGCGCTCCATTTCAGCTTCGTCACTGAGTGCATCAAGGCTGTCCAGTACGTAGATCCCCGGCTTTTTGGCTGCGATCCTTTGCACAAGAAACCGGTCAAAGTCACGGACAAAGTCCTCAACCGTGATGATGGGGCTGGAACCATCCCCAAAATCAACCAAGGCAATTGGCAACCCCATGGCTGCGGCATAATCGCGGTCAAAGGCTGCCTCAGACTCACAGTAGCGGACGCCGCCCTTGGTGTGGGCATGCATGAAATTGATCATAGCCTCGGTAGCGAGCGCGGTCTTGGCGGTGCTCTTGTCTCCTACAATGTTGGTGATGCGCCCCAGGGGGTAGCCACCCCCCAGGGTACAGTCCAGCAGCGTGCAGCCGCTGGGCACAAAGCTGATGCTGCGCTTGTCGCCGACGAAATAACTTGACTTCGGTACAGCCAGCTTTGCTCGTGCGCGCTTAGCCATTGGCGTCAGGCGCCCACGTCAACGTATTCCCGCTTTGGCGTATAGGGAAAGGTGACTGGTACCCTGCTCTCAAAACTTGTGAAACAGGCACCGCTGGGTTTACGGAAGATTTTTCCATCAATGTCGTAAGCCTGACCATTTTCCTTGAAAACGTGAGAGCAGCGTTTATTCTGATAGATTCCTGCACTAGCCTCCATCCACTCGTCATCTTCACCAGTGAGAGGGGTGAGCGGCTCGAATCGGGCCACCCGCTCAAAGATGCTGACAGCCATGCTGGCACTGAAGCCGCTGTGCCCTTCATCGGCAAACACCTGGATCAGTTTCATCACAGCATCGCCCATCATGCCCTCATAGTCGCTGTCCTTTGAGAACATGCCAGCCCGCTCAAGCTCTGATCGTGCAAAATCCTCAAGATTGCTCATGTTTACTCCTCAGGTGAATTTGGGTGCGGCTGCGTAGGTAGCCTTGAAGCTCTCACGACACACCTTGAGGAATTTCTCCTCATCCATGAGAGTGTCAACAGCTAGAGCTGCCGCTACATGGACAAAGGAAATCATTGCGAGCCGTGCAAACTTGACGTGGTTCATTTTGTCTTCAGTGGGGCCGGCTTCAACGGCTTGAAGCTTGACGTAGACATCCCATATGTCCTTGGTCACGCGCTTGTAGATTTCTTGTGCTTTCTCTACCTTTGGATCAGGAGCGTCGTCCATGTGGTGTCCAATTAGTTAGGAAATCCTGATAGTCAGCATAGCCGGCCCGACGCATTGTCTCACGCTGACGGTTCCAACGCGCGTAGGGGATTTCGTCATTCATGATCTGAGTGAGGGGACGCTGATCCAGCCTCATGGGATCGATGCCCCCTCGCTTCAGGAGCTCAGCCCTGCGGTCAATCGTCGTCCTCAGCGTCCTCGTCAGCCTTACCCTTGCCTGAACGCCGCTGCTGAAGCCGCTCCCTGATGCCACCCTTTTTGGGCGGTGGGTCTTCGGTCTCCTCATCGTCATCATCAGGCTCCGGCTCCTTCAGCCGGCTGCGGGCGCGCTTTGGCTTCTCGTCAGGCTCATCGTCATCATCATTTTCAGGTACCGGGCGCCGGTGGCCACTTGAGCGTGGCTTTTCATCATCCTCGTCTTCAGGGTCAGCGCGGCGCCGTGCGCGGGGCTTTTCATCCTCGTCGTCATCACGTGACGGCCGCTTGCTCTTGCGTGGCTTTTCATCTTCATCATCATCATCGTCACGGACAGCGACCTGCCCGCCGAACACACCTTCAATGTGCTCGTAGTCATAGAACTGCAAGGTGGTGGGGACTGGGTTCTCAGTGGCGTAGTCAAGCCAGTCCTTTTGCTGGTCCTCATCCTCATGAATGGGGCCCGGCTTCAAGATGCGCATTTTGGCTGATGGGTACTTGGTGTTGAGCCCGGTACCCTCCTTGTAGAACCTCAGGTCGCAGCCCCGCTCAGGGTCATCGATGTAAATGACCTCCTTGGTGTCCTCGTCAAAGCACAGCGAGGCAATGTCCTTGTCCACCGTCTGCGGGGCGTCCCACAGTTGCGGGCCTTCATCCTCAGCTATGCGATCAATCACCCACATCAGGATGCGCTGGCGTGGGTTCAGAGCCTTGGCGACCTTTTTGTCGCCCTCACGCTCAGCCTCACGCCGCGCTTCCAGCAGCGGGTCCTTCTCATTGTTCATCTTGCTGAGGCTGAGATAGCTCTGATTGTCGACGCCAATCCCGTAGTTCAACCAGACGTCATAGCCGTAGTGACGTGCCTTTTCCCAGGTGGGGGGCATGATGCGGATCAGGTTCTTGCCGTCCCGGACCTTGTAGCGCTTGAACTTGCTCAGAATGAAACTGTCAAAATTGCCGCCCCGTGCATTGGCACGCTCTTTGACGTCCTCGGTGGATCGCTCTTGATAACGGAAACTACGCTTAGCTTTTGCCATCTCCAACTCCCTTTACCTTCCTGATCAAGCGATCCACGAACGCCTCTTTCTCACGAAAATAGGCGCGGAAACCCGACCTCATGGTGAGGCATACGATTGCTGCTATGAGTGCTGCACAAACGAGCAGATCAAAGGTAGTCATTGTGTCTCACGTGCCTGACGCGCTTCGGCCAGACGCTCACGCTGCCGGCTGTATATAGCACGATTCGTGGTGGGGGTAGCCTTGACTGACGTGCCCTCAAAATAGTTGGACACCGCCAAACCAGCTAACTCACGAAGCATGTACGACCGCTGATGAAATGATTCCTTCAGTGCCCCCAGCTTGTCGGCACGCATTTTGGCGGTCAGGTATTTGGCGAAGGCACCCTGATGCTTGCTGTGGGCCTGAATGCGGTTCTTGATGGCGGTGTCGGTCACTCGTTTGTCA